GAGATTCATGAGCGTCTCGTGGGCTCGGAGATGTGTATAAGAGACAGACTGGGAAAGTATCAACGAAGTCTTGCAGTTTTCGCAGTTCGATTCATTCTGGCAGAGCAACATCTTGTCGGGAGGCAAGTTTAGGAAGCAGTTTACGCAACTCTTGGCGAAGATGGGGGGCGATACGTGATGCAGGATACCTCGGCTCTTGAATACTCGCTGGCCGCAACGGTCTGTCTTGAACCCAAACGAGTCTTACAACTTCGGCAGATTGTAAGCGTCGAGGACTTCTCCATTTCCGCCTGCGCTATGGCCTTTGACGCTGCGGATAGCGCAGTATCGCGCGGAAAAGAGTTTGACGTCAATATTGCCGCCGATGGCCTCTGTGGTCTTGTGGACAATCCCAGAAAGTTTCTTGCCGACTGTATTGATCTGACGCCAACACTTGCACACGCGGAGGAATATGCCCGCCTGTTACATACCAGAGCCGCGGAAAAGCGGTTACGCGATGGGGTGCTTGCGGCGCTCGATGAAGAGAATCCGGCGACAGCGATTGCCGAACTCTGTAAGGTACATCTCCTTGACAATGCGGGCGGACGGCTGAAAAGTGTCTCGCAGGCTCTTACAGAGACCTTGCGGAGCCTTTCAGCACCGGAGCAGTCCCGTATCGATACGGGGTTCCCAAAACTGGATAGCGTCTTGAAGGGTTTCGAGGGCGGACAACTCATCATCGTCGGTGCTCGTCCGGGTGTCGGCAAATCTGCGTTCTTGCTTGATATCGCAGAAAGCGCAGCCAGAGCCGGGAACGAAACGCTTTTCGTTTCGCTGGAAATGAGCGCGTCTGAACTGACCGAGCGCTTACTTGCGCGCCGCAGTATGGCGACAATGGATAACCTGATCGACCGCGACCTGAACGATGAGACGTGGACGGATATTGCAGCCGTGTCGAATCGGCTGGAACGTTTGCCGCTTCATTTTTGGGACAAGCCAGCCGTGACAGTGAGCAAAATTAGAGGTGCGGCGGCGACCATTCAAAATCTGCACTTGATCGTCATCGACTATCTCGGCCTGATGCAGGCCGACCGCCGTGCAGACAGTCGAAATCTTGAGCTCGGACAGATCAGCCGCGACTTAAAAAACCTTGCTTCCGAGCTGCAAATCCCCATCGTTGCGGCGGCACAACTTAACCGTGGTGTCAACGATACCGAGCGCCCGACCCTGCTTTCTTTGCGCGATAGCGGAGAGTTGGAGCAGAACGGCTCGAAGGTGCTGTTTCTCTGGCGCGTCGATGAATTCGGCACGGTTGGGGTTTCTGTTGCGAAAAACCGCCGCGGGCGGCAGGGTGTTGTGCAGATGAGCTTTGACGGTGCGCATCAAAAGTTTACCGAACTTTCAGAGCCGTATCGTGAGCCAGAGAAAAAACGCCGAGGGGGGTTTTTGGAGAGTGGCACATGAATATCGGAGGAGAGAAGAAAGAAAAGATGGTCAAAATTCAAATTTTATGGCGGAGGATTTATGACTATCTTGGAAGCGTACAGCATTCTAAAATCAACCAAGCCCGCGCGCTGTGAGCGTGACCGCTACCGTCAGCGTGATGAACTGCAACGCCTGCTTATCCCGCACCTGCCCGTCGATGACCGTGATAAATTCGAACGGGCGCTAAACAATCATTTCAGACTTTAATACTGAGAAAGGACAAGAACCATGAACGAAGACAAGATCATCCAGATCATCCCTGCCCCTGCAAATATGCTTTACGCATTCGAGGACGGCAAGACATACCCTGTCGCCTGCCTCGCGCTCGTCGAGCTGAGTAACGGCGACCGTGAAGTCCACGCGATGGCCACGATCAACAGCGGCCCCATCGAGGATGTGAGCGATAGCGGCGCGGTTCTCATACACGTATGAAAAAAGCCCTCCCCAAATCGGGGAGGACCGCTCTTGTGGTGAATTCGAATTGTCGATTCTGATTTTACCACAGGAGGAGCGGATATGCAAGCAAAACCACTTGACGCACATGATAAGCGAACAAGCGAAATTGCAGCAGCGGTACAGGCTGGCAAGGCGGACATTCTAAGCCTTTGGGCGGCGGTTGAACGCTTCGCGTGGCAGCAGACCTTGAGGTGGGTGCGGGCAATGGAAGGCCGCGCAGGTGTCGAGGAAAGCGACCTTCTGCAAGTGGCCTTTATCTCCCTCATGGACACGCTACCGACATGGGATGCGGATAAAGGAGAATTTCTTACGCTGTACGGCATCAAGCTCAGGGCGGCGTTCACAGAAGCCTGCGGGCAGCGAACACAGCGGACGCGATGTGACCCCATCAACACTGTTTGCCGGTCGATGGACGAGCCGATAGGCGACGAGGACAGCGACCTGACGCTTGGTGACACAATCTCAGATGAAGCGGCGGCAGAAGCCTTTGAGGACGTCGAACAGCGGGATTTTCAACAGGCTGTGCAAGCGGCACTTGCACAACTGCCGGATGCGCAGCGCGATGCGATCATCGGTGAATTCTGGTTCGGACGAAAGCCAGACCCAAAGTTGAGGCGGGAAGCGCTGCGAGTCTTGCGGCATCCGCGCATTCGAAAGCCGTTAGTGGAATTTTACCGCTGAAAGAACGATGCAACGTCAGAAAAAACAAAGCCGGAAAGGGGGCTTTTCAAACTTTGTCAAAGAAAATCAGAGATGAGACCATTATTGAAGCGCTGTTGATCTCCGCGACAGTGCGGAGCGCGGCGGCAAAGCTCGAGATCAACGAGCAGACGATTTATCGCCGAAAGCGTGATCCTGAGTTCATGCAGAAGTATAACGAAGCACGCCGAGAACGAACCGAAGCGGCGCGAAATGTGTTGCAGGAGCGGGCGCACGCCGCGGCGGATACGCTGGCAACGATCATGCAGGATGCAGACGCGCCCGCACAGACCCGCGTGAGTGCCGCGGCAGAGATTTTACGGCAGACGGTGAAGTACACGGAGATCACAGACATCATGAAGCAGCTTGACGAGCTTGAAGCATGGCGAAGGGAGCAGGAACAGCGATGAAGAAAAATTTTGATATCCGCCTTGCGGCGTTGCGGGAATACCTTAGGTTGCTGTCATCCGATGAGACGGTCTTCATCGTCGAGGGCGGCGGTGAGTTCCGCACGGCAGAAGATGCGTTTACGTATTTGCGTAAGTATGGCGCGGTGACGCCGGACGGCAAACGCATTGTGCTGTATCCCCATCCTGTCGAGGGCGTTGACCCGTTGAGCTTGTCCCTCTATCAGATGCTTGACGAAGCCATTGAGCGCGGCAAGCTGGAATTGCCGGAATTGGAGAGTGACGATTTATGCAAATAGGAACACGCCTTGACCATATCCGCGCCTTTATGGAGCGACGCAGCGGGCGGCAGCTTGTATTTGAGTACTGCACCCCCACCGGCGAAGAACGAATGGGAAACCTTGAAGAAATGACCGCTGACAACGGCGAATTTCTCCGCGTACTTTCCGGCAACCGCCTTTCCGATCTTGACGGCCTTATTAAATACGAAATGGGGCGAATGCATGAACAGCATTAAATCCCGAATCGCCGCTTTACAGGCGATTGCAGCGCAGAAGCAAACGGGCGTAGCAATTATGACTCTGCTTGAAAATGGCGCGTGGGAGGCTTGCAGAGCGCCGCAAAGCCCTGCAAAGGTATTTCAGACGGAACAGGCGGCGCGAGATTATTTATCAGACTGCGATAGCATTATCATTATTGACCTTTAAGAAAAACAGCGCAAAAGCGCACAAAACAGAAAGGATAATTTACACCATGAGCAAGTTTAACATTTATGCCCGAAAGCTCGATACAGCTTTCAAAGAAGCCCGCAGCGAGTACAACACCGCTTTCCACGCGCTCCAAGAGGCACAGCAGGCCAGCCGTGACGCTAACGCATGGAAACCCGGAGACAGCGCCGAAGAGAAGCAGGTGAGAACAGCCCGCGCAGCGTTAAGGCTGCATGACGCAGAAGCTACCTTTAACGAGGTGAGCGCCCGCGTTTGGGACAACTTCAAGGCCACGCGCCGCACAATCCGCGCCGAGCTGGAACAGGCAGTGCGCGCCGCCAATATTGCAAACCCCGACGCAATCGACAATAACGCCCTTGAGTTGATGAAAACCGGCGTTCTTTCCCCGGCTGATTACTCCGCGTTCATGGAGCGATTCGACAGCAACCCCACAATGCTAAAGTTAGTGGGTCACTACGCAGCCGAAGCCGCAAAGACTACGGACAGCCGCCGAGAGGCTGCAGCCCTTAACGCTATCGCTCTTGACTGCCAGAGCGGGGAGGGCGCAGTCATGCGGGCATGGGATAGCATTTCGGCAATTTCTGACAGTTGCGGCGACGGGGACGGCTACCGGTGCAAATCGCCCGGTGTAATTGTCAGCATGAGCGAAAAATGGGACGATCTCGCGGGCGAGGCCGTGGAGAACTTCTGATTTTCGATAAGCGGCAGAGATCAACATTCTGAATACAAAGCTTCCTGAAAACAAATTTAAGGAGAGATAAATATGGAACTTAGTTTTGCGAACGGTGTGCAGGAATACACCGTGCACGGCGTTAAGGGCGATGTGATCATTCGATTCAACCCGACTGACGGCGCATTTATCCAGCGTCTTTACAACGCGTTTGACACACTGGACAAGAAGCAGGATAAATACGTAGATGAGGTGCAGAAGTGCGGCGACCGCGTTGAGATTTTCAACATTGCCGACCGCCGCGACAAGGAGATGCGCGAGATTATCGACGGCCTTTTTGAAGAGCCGGTGTGTGACAGCATCTTTGGCAGCATGAACCTCTACGCGATGGCGGACGGCCTGCATGTGTGGACAAATTTCCTGCTTGCGCTGATGGATGAGACGGACAGCGCCTTTGCTCGTGAGCAGAAAGCCACGAATCCGCGCATTCAGAAGTACACGGCAAAGTATCGCCGATGAATTGGGGCTTGCCTGCCTCCGTCGAGATCGGCGGAGTGAGTTATGAGATACGCACAGATTTTCGCGTAATTCTCGATATCTTCGTAATGCTGAGTGATCCTGATTTGAGCGGCACTGACCGCGCAGAGGGCATCTTGCAGATGTTCTATGTCTCGCCTGAGGATATCCCGCCGCAGCATTTGCAGGAAGCTGTAGACCGTTTTACATGGTTCCAGAACGGCGGCAAAGAGCAGGATAAGAAGAAATCGCCGAAGTTGGTCGATTGGGAGCAGGATTATCCTTTGATTCTCCCTCCCATCAACCGAGTATTCGGACAAGATATCCGCGGAATCCCTTATGATGCGGAGACCAACACCGGGGGCGTCCATTGGTGGACGTTCCTCGGTGCGTATAACGATCTCGGGGACTGCACCTTTGCTCAGGTCGTGCGCATCAGAGACAAAAAGGCGCGCGGCAAGACGCTTGAAAAGGATGAACGCGAGTGGTACCGCAGGAACAGTAATATCGTGAATATGAAGCGCAAACTCAGTCCGGAAGAAGAGACGACTATTTCTAAGTGGCTGGGAGCGGGAAAGGAGTGATTAAATGGCAAATGCTGACGGCAGTGTGATTTTCTCTTGTGATTTGGATTCGACCAAAGCACAAAAGAAACTGAGCAAGCTGCGTGATAAGATATCCGAACTGAACAGCAAGCTTGAAAAGGAAACGGGCAATAAGATGAACCTTGAAAAGCAGCTTGACGCCGCATCTCAGGCAGCGAAAGCTACGGAGGAACGCGTGAAGATGCTGCGAAAGGAAGTCGAACGGCTGAATGACCGCGAATGGATCCAAAAGCAGGGCTTTACACAGAACGAGTATCAGACGCAAGTGTTAGACCGCCGCGCCGCTGCGGAGGCGGAGCTCAAACAGCAGGAGGAGCTTTTGCACACGCAGACGAAGGAGGTCAAAACGCTTTCGGCTGCTTACGAAGAGACGACCGCCAATATCGACAGCATGACGGTAAAGCTCGACAAAGCAAAGGTCGCTGCCGGTGAGTTGATCGCTAATACGGAGCAGGAACGCAGGGAGCGCGAGGCGGAGAATTCCGCGCTTGCCAAAGCGGGCCAGTATGCCGCGCGTTTCAGAGATCAGGTCAAGAGTTTAGCGCGCTCTATGCTTGTATTCTCAGTCATCACGGCGGCGCTCATGGCGCTGCGCAAGCAGATCAAGGCGGCTATTGCGACCAGCGCAGAGGCATCCGACGCTTTTGCCCGCCTCAAAGGTGCGCTGCTGACGCTGGCCGCGCCTTTGATGGACGTACTCATTCCGGCGCTGACGTGGCTGATGAATCTGCTTGCGGCCATTGTGTCGGAGATCGTGACGATCATTTCGATTCTGAGCGGTAAGTCAAAGAAGAGCATGGAGGCATCGGGCAAAAACCTCTACAAAGAGGCCGCCGCCATTGACGCGACCGGCAAGGCGGCAAAGGAAGCGACAGACGCGCTCGCGGCGTTCGATGAGATCAACAAACTCAGCACGACAACGCCCGTTGGCGGCGGTGGCGGCGGAGCATCCGCCATTGCGCCGGACTTTGATTTTGACGAAGGGCCCATGATGGAAAAGCTCGACAAGGTGTTCCAGAAGATCAACGATATCTTTAAGACCATCCGCGCGGGGCTTGAGATCGTCGTGGATGACCTCAAATGGAGCTTTGACAAGAAAGTTATCCCCAAGAGCAAGGCAACATGGCTGACCGTTTTAACGGCGCTGCTCGGTGCAACACTCGGCGCGGCGTTCGGCGGCATCACGGGCGGCGTCATCGGTTTATCCCTCGGTGTGCTGCTGGGGCTGTACCTTGTGGGCCTTGACCCCGAAACATGGAAAACCGAGATGGACGCAGAGGATGCGTGGATCGTGGTCATCACGGCTTTGCTCGGTGCGCTGCTTGGCAGCGTGTTTCTTGGCATCACCGGCGGCGTGGCCGGTTTCAGCCTGGGCGCGATCCTCGGCCTCTATCTCACCGGCTTTGCAGAGGGGGACGAGGAACACGGCGGCAAATCGCAGCTTCTTTCCGAGTTGATCGTCGTGCTGTGCGCGCTGCTTGGTGCAGTCATCGGTTCTATCGTGACGCCGGGCGTCGGTACAGTCGTCGGCATGGGATTAGGCCTGATTCTCGGACTGAGCATTTACAGCGTCCGCAAAGACCCGAAGAAGGGCACGCAGCGGCTTGTCAGCATCGGGCGCAGCGTACTTCTTGGACTGCTGGCCGGTGTTCTCGGCGTTGGCCTTGCGGCGCTGGGCATCGTCAGCGCCGGTACGGCGTTCATCATCTCGGCGGCGATTGGCCTTGCGCTCAAATTCTTCGTTGATAGTGTGGACGATTCCAAAGTCAGAAAAGCAACGTCCGGTTTTACCGGTACGCGCGTATCAACAAAGGCACCGGCGCGCAGCCGTCGCGTGGCGGCGCAGAGCTTAGACGGCAATGCGCCTGTGTACAACGATATCCCAGCGCTTGCGAGCGGTGCGGTCATCCCGCCGAACCGAAAGTTTCTTGCCGTGCTGGGCGACCAGAAGAGCGGAACGAACGTCGAAGCGCCGCTTTCGACCATCAAGCAGGCCGTTATGGAGGCGATGGCACAGGGCAGCCGCGAGCCCATCAATGTGAACCTCGTTGTGGATGGTAAGACGCTTGCCCGCGTGGTCGTCCCCAACATCAACAACATGACGCGCGCAGCCGGTAAGCCCGTGCTGCTGTACTAACAGGAAAGGAGACTGCAAATGTTTATCTTCGGCTATGACAAAGTGCTTGAACGCCTGGAACGAGTGATTCAACAGCTCGTGGAGCTGCAGGCGGCGGAGTAAAGGGTGGCTTCAAAACAAAAAGGTGTTGCAGCCCCCATGCTGGCTTGCAAGACGCACGGTAACACTGCGAGTACAATAAGCACCGGCAAAGCAAAAGCCCACAGGAGTGTTCCTGTGGGCTTTCTGCGTTACATGAGAGGATCTATCGGCAAACGGTTGACCGTTAAGCATTTGACAACAGTCTGCTTGCAGTCCGATAAAGGACAGGTGAAACAGCTTTCGCTGTACTCACACACTGTATTCTTTGCTACTCTTCGGCGGACTCTACGGGCTACTGTACACTTTGGCGCGCATACATGGGAAAGCGGCGCTTTGATCAGATCATGCGCTCGAGTACACTCATCTGTGCTCATTCGGGAGCACCTTCTTTCCGAAAAGCTCGCGTTCGCGTTCAATGGTCATAGTTGCGCCGATGAGCAGCACCTTTCCGAGCGGCGTTTGCACGACCGGATAGAATCTGTCATTATCGTTCATAGAGTGACCTCCATGCTTTGCATCAGCTCTTTGACGGATACGCCGGATAGATCAGCGACAAAGGAAAAGCGCGTGCCGCGTTGACGGTATGCAGCCCCGCAGCACGGGCAGATATGCACCGTGGCTGTGCTCATCAGCGGCGTGGTGCAGCGGGCACAGTAGAGAAGCTTCATTCTTCCGGCACCTCGCTCGTCAACAGCTTGATGACCGCCTCGTTATCAAGCGTCATTGCCTTCTCGACGTCATCAAAGCGTTGTTCTTTTCTCATTGTTTCGATCGCCTTCTTTGCTTCTATGGTTTTGGCGATATGTTCCGCATTCTCCATGAAGCGCTCGACCGTATCCAAATCATAGTGTCCCAACATCAAATGATACTCGCGGATAGCGTTGGATGTCATGTCAAACGCGGCATATAGAATGCGGCCTAAACGCTCTGCCTCTAAAGCGGAAATGCTCGGCTGCGGGACATTTCCGAAAAACTCTTCCCAAGCATCATACAAGATGTCGTTCGCTATCTCGACTCTGGGCATGATACAATCCATGCCGATTTCAACAGTTGTGCGTTGATCTTCGGTTTTGATCGCGTTAAGCATTATTACAAACCTCCTTTTTCGGAAGCATCTGCAAGGTGTCCATAGCTTCGCTCAAAAGCTGCTGTGCGGCATATTCGGCGGCATATAGCACATCAATGTTTTCTTCCATCCATGCACGGGCGGCCTTGTTCAGATCACCACCGGTCTGTGCCGAGTATTCTATTAGCAGTCCTTCGCAGCGGGTGCAGTGGATCATCGGCTCGATGATGTTTTCAAGTAAGGCGTGTGCTGCATTGACCTGGTATTCGGCATTATCCAAGTCACGCCGGTACTTTGCGGGAATAATGATATCGTTCATAAAAGTTCCTCCTTGTTTTCTCGGCGGGAGGTCGGTATAATACCGATACCGGCCTCCCGTGGTGGTTGGCTGTGGCTCCGTGTCTTGCTTTGGTCGGCTGGGACATGGAGCCTTTCTCATGCGATGCTATCTTGATTTTCCGTAGCAGCGGAATGAGAATCAAGCGATTGTTGATCGTTTAATTGCTGACTTAGTAAAGTATCAATCATGTTACAGACTTCCTGTTTTTGCGCATCATTGAGCGTTTTATAAAGTTCTGCTAATAGCTGGGTTTGTGCATCCATTTTGTGGCCTCCTTGTCAATCCTCCTGTGGTGGTTGGTGGCTCTCTGCATTCGGCTTTGGTCGGCGGTGACGCAGAGGGCTTTTCTTTTACCTCCTTACGTGTTCAAATGATACTACTTAATAAGTAGACAATCAAGATGGAATATTAGACAACTTAACAAGTAGATTTTTGTGCAAATATCTACTTGTTAAATAGATGGATTGCTGTATAATAAAAAAGAAAGGGAGGTGTCTGCCATAGCAGAAAGAAAGTATACGGAAGCGCAAAAGAAGAGTGCACAAAAGTGGGATGCTGCGAATCTTGATCGTGTGTCCGTTGCTATGCCGAAAGGCAAGAAAGATATCATCAAAGCCCACGCAGAAGCCCACAGTGAGAGCGTGAACGGCTTTATCAACCGAGCTATAGACGAAGCCATAGAGCGCGACGAAAGCGCTCCTGCGGCGTCTGATGGGCAAGGAGATGGATAAGCGAAGAGCGGAGGGTGATTCCTCCGCTCTTGCTGCATATATGTGGGGATGGCTTAAAGGTCGGATTTGAAATCCGAGCCTTGCGACGCATTAAGGGCTTCATTTGAAATGAGACCCTTAGAAAACAGATGACGAGGTGCAAGAAGGTAGGCAACGATCTCACCGCGGAAAATTCAGCAGCGATTTTTCGCTGGTGGGGGGATTGCACAAACTCGTGCAGTCCGATCGTCCAGATCAGGCGGCCACTGCTCCGATTTGGAATCCGGGCAGTGAAGCTCGCTTCGATTTGAAATCGAGGCGAGCGATGCTTAGCGTAGACGGAACCGTTCAGAAACAGCCTGGGCACGTTTAAGCATATCTGCGGTAAAAAATTGTGAGTTTTCATTGACAAAGAAGGGCGAGAATGCATATACTTCAAGTAGGCAGCAACATGATTGTCTGCCGTGACGTTGAAGCAAGTGACGGAGTCAGTATCCGTACACTTGTGGAGTCTTGTATTAGGGTTAAGCGGTTTCCACAGGCTGACGTAGGGGTAAACCCGAAAGAAAACGCTGTTCTGTAGCACTTTGGCTAAAATGCTTGTACGCTTTTTCAAATTCTGTGCAGCCCGCGAATTGCAAACCGCAATATTTAGGCTATAATAGTATCAACAGGACCCCCCGCACCTCTCCACGGCAACGTGTGATGTGTCCCAGGGGGGACATTTTATATCCGGGAGGGATCTGCTGTGGAGCTGAAGCCTGCGACGACATACGACGAACAGTTGAAATTGCTTCAAGAGCGGCATTGCGATATCGTAGATCCAGCGTTCTGTAAAACAGTGCTACAGCATATAAACTACTATCGTTTTACAGCGTACTTCCTGCCGTTTAGAACTGCTGATGGAATGTATCGAGATGGGACAAGCTTTCACAGAGTATTTAGAATATACGAGTTCGATCGGAAAATGCGGCGGGTTTTGTTCTCAGCGGTCGAGCAGGTAGAGTTATATCTGCGAACACAGTTTGCTTATTTTCACGCACACAAGTACGGCCCTCTCGGCTATATGGATGCGTCAAATTACGGGTCCAAACATAATCATGTACGCTTTCGGAAACTGTTTGAATCAGAAGTACAACACAACAAAACAGTTCCGTTTGTGAAGCACCACTGTGAAAAATATGAGGGCAATTTCCCTATATGGGTCGCTACGGAGCTTTTTTCGTTTGGGATGCTGTCTTTCTTTTACCGCGATTTAAAGACGGCAGATAAAAAGGAGATTGCAAGGGACCTGTATAAAACCACTTATGGCAATCTCGATAGCTGGCTGCGCTGCTGTACAGATTTGCGCAATATCTGCGCGCATTACGGGCGTTTGTATTATCGTGTCTTTTCTGCGGTACCGGCCACGCCAAAGGGGTTTCCTGTTGTGTTACAACGCAGCCTTTTTGATAACATCGTGATGCTGAAATTTTTGTACCCGGACAGAGACAGATGGAACAGTGAAGTCCTGAGCGCCATAATAGCGCTTTTAGAAGAGTACGCTGGAGATATTGAGCTGTCTCATATCGGATTCCCTGATAATTGGGACGAACTTTTGAGAGCCAAATAAGGGAAGAATTAAGCCTATTTTTGACCCCTAAGTTTACCCCAAACAGCTTTTACAAGGCTTTACAACATTTTACGCCAAAATCCGAAAAGCCTTGAAAACACAGAGATTTCTTTACGCGCATTTACAGCATTTTACACCTACCATCGAATTCAAATCCTCTCTTCCGCGCCAAGTAAAAACCTTGAAGCCATAACGGTTTCAAGGTTTTTCTTGTTTTTGGTAAAAACGTTTTTGCTTCGATTTGGAATAGTTCCTTCCGTGGGCTATATTGTGGGCGACATAGTAGTTTACTTCACCGATTTTGTTCTACAGTTGACACTATTGTTTATAATTTTATCCTGGGCAGAAGATAGCAGCTCGTCCCACGAAATAGACTCTGTAGAATATCGGTAATGGTTACTGCATGTCCAAAACACTTTAGCCTTTGGTTGACCTCTTGCATAAAACGCTTTTGATTTTCCGGCGAGAGGCGGCTAAAGTCCTTTTGGAGTTCCAATCCTGATTTAGAAAGTTTTGCCATAAATTTCTCATATTGTCCTTGATCTGCAGTCATGTGACACCTCCATATTTCTTTAGTGTGTTCTGCGCTCCCATAAAATCATAGCACGCCTTCTATGGACTGTCTCTTATACACATCTCCGAGCCCACGAG